ACGGTTTTCCATCAGCGTGTAGATGTCGTCTACCAATGTGTAAATTGACTTACTCATAGTCCATCTCTATTAAACACTCATCAATTAAATTATGCCCAAGCATATTAGCGGCAATATCTATCTTCTTCAATTGAAACTGAAGACGACGATCTTGCATACGCACGAACTCCATTAGCTTTTGTACGTTTTCAGTGCCGATAGTTAGCTCTGAGAGGCGTTCCTCAAAGTCTTCTACACTATAAATATTCTTAGTCATCTCGTTCTCCTGTTACTATTCTATTAGTATAACACGTTAATGCGTCTGTGCCCAGTTATTTCCAACTTTATATTCACCGTCCAAAGGACACTTAAGATCAAAGGCGATCCCTGCGGCCTTGATGGACTCAACCATCAGGTAGCCTACCTTGTCTGCTTGGTCAGCCTTAGCTTCCAACTGATACTCATCGTGGATAGAACCAAGGAGCTTGTAATCGAGTTTCCATTGCGGAGCAAACTCACTAAAGATTGCGAGTGCCTTCTTCATTACAATCGCCCCGGCTGACTGAAGCAGTGTGTTTAGGGCACTATGTTCACTTCTGATGTGTAAGCATCGTCCGTCCAGTCCCCTGAGGTGTCCTCGTTGAGAAGCGACAGATACCCGTTCTCTAAGTCGTTCAAGAGCGGGCGTATTGCTAAGAAAGCGTTGTCTAAGTTGTCCTCCAACTCTCTGACTTCCTCCCACAATAGATCCAATTTTAGCGTCCCCTGCTCCGTAGAGGAAAGCGTATATAAATGTCTTTGCCTGAGAGCGTGTAGACAGTCCTGCATTGCGCTGATTTGTTGTGTGAATGTCTCCGTTGATGATTTCATTCGTGTACTCCTCATCATCCATATAGTGTGCAAGCATACGTAGCTCAAGGCCACTTGCGTCCACACCGACTAACTTACGTCCTTCAGGGACAATCCACAGAGCACGACACTCTGTCCCATAAGGAACCCCTACGGCAGGCACTTGAGCCATATTCGGACTACTGTGTGTCATCCTACCTGTCACTGCTCCGATTGCGTTGACTTGTCCGTGGACTCTATCGTCATCCTCGACTGCGTCAATCCACGACTGGACTTGTGCGATCCGCTTCTGAACCATAAGGTACTCTGCAATAAGCTGTGCCTCAGGTATGTCAGTAACAGTCTCCAAGACCTTCTCATCAACAATAGCTTGACCATTCTCCGTAAACTTCTCAGGCTTCCATCCGAATCGCCTAAGATACCTCCCTATCTGCTTACGGCTACCCAGATTAAACTCAGGCCAATCAATGCGAGAAAAAGTTCCTCCGACATTTACCCAGTCCTCCCCTAGAAACTTAAGCCCGACAGACGATAGATTACCGTCCTTCTTATACTTAGGTACGATCTCTTTAACGAACGTCGGAAGCGGTTTAAACTTCTCGTGAACTTTCTCCTCAAGGTCATACTGTGTCTCCTTTAACTGTGCGACTAAGTCGAACGCTTGGCGTTGGTCGAGGAGCCATCCGTTAGACATTTGCTGAGTAATTTCACGCTGTACTCTGTGCTCCAGATCAACACTTGTATCTCCAAACGGTTCAAGGGCTTTCTCAAGAAAGGCAAGTACCTGCTCAGTAACTCTAACGTCTTGCTTGCAATACTCAAGCATTTCAGGCGTAAGCCTAGTCCAATCATAGTATTCTCCTTTGGGAAACTTTAAGCGTTGTCCCCAAGCGTCTAGTGAGTGACCACCTTCAAGGTTGGGATTGTACAGACGAGACAACACCAATGTGTCCGTAACGTCTCCTGTTACTTTGACACCTAGGATTCTTTCGACCGCAGGGATGTCGTAGTTAATCAGATTATGACCGACGTGTTCTGTCACATCCGAAAATAACTCCTTAACCATCTCCGCTGTTGGGTTCTCAAGTGTATACATCTGATTGCCTTTGATTGCACATAAGCACCAGATTGTCTTTGGCTTGAGTCCGTCAGTCTCAATGTCCCAGATACAACGCACTTAGAACTCCTCGATGTTGTTAGCTTCATGGACTTCTGGTTTCTGCCCACGCTCTACTCGACCTGTTAAGGAATTATAATAGAGCCATCCTGCACTGCCTGTGATGCCTGTGCGTCTGCATTTGACGACCTGCACTTGTGTGCTGTTCCTTGCATACTCGTCCTCTGCCATTTTGTCACGACTTAACAGAATCGTATTGAACGAGATCTGGTTAATCGAGCCTGAGCCCTTCAAGTCGTACTCGTTGACGTTGTGTGGGTTTGACAGGCTAGGCTTTCGCATATGGCTAACGACAATCACCGACACATCGGTTTCCTTAGCGAGCTTAAGCAGTCGATCCATAAAGTCATCAACAGTCTCGTTGGAGTTGCTTGTGACAGCCGCTTGCAGTGGGTCGATGATAAGTACATCACACCCGTTGCCTTTGACCATCGCTCTCAGCTTCAAGAACAACTCATCGGTATCGACAGCCCCATTGTGATCCAACAGAAGGATACGACCGTCAGTGATGATGTCAGAACGTAACTTGTCAAAGTCAATGTTCTTACGATCCTCAAGTGACAGGTTGTGCCCTGTGTGAATTGTCAACAGGTTCTCGACAGCTTCACCATTGGATGCCTCTAAGAACGCACAGCCGATGGTTTTCTGAGTGTTCTTCCAGAAGTGGTAGGCGATCTCGTTGACCATCGTGGTCTTACCAACAGACGTCAACGCACCAATGACGGTGATCTCTCCTGCGGCAATGCCTCCGTTCAACATTGAGTTCAGCATACCAAAGCTCTCAGGAAACGGAATGATCTCCTCAGTGCCTCTCTTGATGAAGTCACCCCAAGCATCCTCAAGGGTAATCACCCCTGTCATGCGATAAGGCTTAGCTTCCCACCACTCAGCAGTGAATTGTCGCACTTTGTTGTTCATAAGGTAGTCTGAGGCGTCCTTAAACGCCCCCAGAGCGACGATCTTAGCTTTGTTAGGGCTAAGTACCTGAGCGCACTTCTCAGCGGCCTCACGGCCTGCAGAATCGTTGTCGAAACAAATCACGACATTCTCAAAACCCTCAAGCCACTCAAGATTTCTCTTGAAGTCCTTGACTGCCCCGCCCGCACCTTTGGACACTGAGACTACCGGATAACGAGCACCAAGCATCTCAAAGGCCGCTAGTGCGTCCAGTTCGCCCTCGACAACCGTTACGTAACGACCACCTGACTTGAACAACTGCTGACCGAACAGCGTATTGTTCCTCATATCGCCTAGGGTGCGGAAGGTCTTAGTCTTGACCTCCCGAACCTTACAACCGACTAATGCACCGTTGTTGTCGTAGTACGGGTAATATTGCGAGTGTGCGTCAGAATGTACGTTGAACCGTTTCGCAACTGATTCCGGTATCTTTCTATCTGGAATCGCTTGAGTGGTTCCATACATCTCCACTGGCTTAGTGTACGACACAACATTACTAGCGGTTTCCACAGATGTAGCCTCCTTAAAATAGGTTTGACACGCAAAACAATATCCATGTCCGTCTGTGTAGACTGCGAGAGCATCACTGCTCCCGCACTTCTCACAGGACTCGTGCCTGATGAACTCGTCATCAGAACTCCCCGTCATCATCAACGCTTACCTCTCCTTTCTCGACTACACGAACAGCCTTTAGGTACACGGTTGTACCGTGGACAGGGTGTGGGTTGCCTAGGTCGTACTTGATGCGTACCTTGTCACCGTAGCGCACAGATGACTTGCTGACGGGTTCACCGTCGTTATCAATCACTGGGAACTCGTCAAACTTAGTGGCGAACTTGCGCTGTGACTGGTTCTTGTACATTTTGATCTTGACGCCTTCTGATTCTAGCTTTTCAGCATCAGCGTCGTCGAGGGTTAAGACAAGAGAATACTTGCCTGTTGATTGGCCGTTGTAGACCTCATGTGCATCTAGGTTCGCAAATGCGACCGTTCCGTTTACTACTGACATTATCAGACCTCCTCAGGTTCCGGTGTTGTGAAGATAGGTAGAGCTAGATCAAGGATCAACAAGTCGTTGTTCTTCATCTCAGACAAAACCCCATCGTATTGTGGCTCTGGATCTTTAAACTGGTCATTAATCCGTTGCCTCAATTCCATTATTATAATCGCAGTCGACACATTATGCAACGACATATTTACACTCCTTGACGAACTCCTTAAGTTCTACTCTAGATAACTTAAGTTTTTTACTATTAGTTTTTTTAATATTAGTTCTTAGGTGTTTCCTAGGCTTTCTAAAGTATTTCATATGATCCCTTAGTATACTTAAGAG